TGTGAAAAGGACAGCGGCAAATACGCATCAGTCGTATTCTTATTTTTGAATACTTTCACGACAATATCCTCTCGAATCTTCATGAGAAACTCGGTATACTTTTTGGATTTTTCATCGCAAAGTTTCTGCTGCTTCTTCATACGAGTGAATGCGGCTTTTGAAAAGATGGCCTTGAGTTCGCTATTGGTTTCAGAGTCGCCGCTGACCGGAACATAAAAGTGCGCATACATTTCGTCGGGCGTCATTCCGATGAAATTCATATTCGAGTGTTCAATTTTTACCGTGTCAATGCCGTCTTCGCCGTAACTAAATTGAACGATGCGATTCTTATTGTTTCGAACCGTCATATCATATTCCACCTTGATGTCTTCCATACCCTTGATCAAACGGCGTTGAATATAACCTGTTTGCGAGGTGTCGCGCACTTGAAGTCCATTTGCTAAACCAAAGTTGAGTGTTTTAGGAATTGTCAAGTCGTACATCTTTGGGTGATTTGCCGGATCGACATGTTCAATTGAAATAATTTCATCAAGTATAACATCATTGATGGTTTTCACTTTGTCCAATTTAGTTGTCCAAACTATAGATTTCATTTTGTTATTTTTCTCAGGATGAAGGAGTGTAATTTGTTCAGCAAATTGTTGACCGTTGGTTGCGCGAATTGACAAACGATATGATGGCTGAATATTTTTTGTTCCTAAGTTATTTTTCTTTAATTGAGATACTGACAATTTCGCATGAACTCCAACTCGAGAACATAATAGCGAAATATCTTCACTTAAACGCCTACTACAAGACGATGAATTAATTGAATTTTTTGAAATATAACCATCTCCTGATATATAACCACTCAGTATTCCTTTTACAAAATCAATATTTGAAATATATGCTTCATTTGGAACATGTTTGTTTTTAGCACCATGTCCAACCATCATTGTAATCAGTTTTGATAGTATACACGATGAACCACAAATAGTTGTGGTTGTTCCACCTATTTTATTCTTTCTTATAGTTTCAGTAAATGCAATACTATACTTTGAAAACCACCCTTTTACAAATGCTCTTATGGTTTCGTCATTATTTGTGATATAAATTTTTGAGTTATTAATGTTTCCTTCTGCAATAAATAATCCAATAAATACTCCATTGTCATAACTAAGTGAAAATGTTTCCGGGATGATGGAATGTTGACGCGTTCCATTTGACGTGTATATTCCATTATGTGAAATACTTTCAAGTTTAGAACGAACAATCGCACGTTGAAATCTTGCTTTAGAAACAAAAGGTAGTGTAAAGTTGTTATTGTTATTTTCGTTCCACCAATTTTCTGGAATTTTTTTTCTATTTTTCATTGCCTCTTTCATAAGAATATTGGCTTTATGGATTTCCGACCCATAAATATATTCAGAACGTGGGAAATACCCATCCAATTGAAATTCATGTTTCTGAGTCTGACTTGATTCTTGAAAATCATAAACGTTCTTCGCAACTGGAACAAAGTCGCCAACCTTTACATCTTCTGTATATTCTTCACGAAACTGTTTCAGTTCTGCATTCCAAATGAGAAGTGACTTGTTTGCAGTGACAGTTACATAACGACCCGCCTTTGTTGAAATCTTGAATAATTTTTCGCCAGGATCGTGTCGTGTTACTGCCGTGACGCTTTCCCATGATACATGTCCTTCATAATCCATTGTTACAATTTTAACCGGGTGCGTTAATTGAAGATATTCCATATTTTGTTCTTCCAAATGTTGAACTCTTGTCATGTTCATGTCAACATGTTCATCAATCCATTCGCCGATTTTAACATATTTCGGAACATCATTTTCAACAATAATTATCGGTGTTTCCCACGTAACCGATTTAACAGCGGTATCAATCAAACCAACACGACCACCCATGGCGTGAAAGAATACTTCCGACGGCGTTAAGCCGGCGATAAACGAATTCTCGACAAATCCGCGTGCGCCAGGGCTGTCATCGTATTTCGAATAGTGTGGCAAAGTGCGACTGTCGAATCCATAGGGTACGCGCTTACCGTCGATGGTTTGCTGACCGACCAAACAAATCATTTGAGCAATATTCACTTTACTGCCTTTTGAACCGGCATTTACCATTGTAATAAATCGGTTCGTCTTGCTCAAACTCTTGAGACCGATATCACCGGCTTCACCGTTTGCCTTGTTCAAAATATTCGTAACTTGCAATTCGAATTCTTCTTCGTTTGTGCGCCCGGATTTGTTTTCAAAGGTTCCAATATGAATATTGTCCATAATGGTCTTCACTTCCAACTTCTTGGTTTTGATCGAATCAACGATTTTCTCCGCCGTCTTTTTATCGGAAATCAAGTCGCTGATTCCAACACTGTATGCCGACGTCTTCATGTATTCCGTAATAATGTTTTGCAAGTCGTCAATAAAACTCGCAGATGCAAAGTTCCCAAAATCGTTGCAAATGCGCTGAATCATGCCGCTAGTGCTGGATGCCAAAACGCCACTGTCAATATGTCCGCGCAAAATTTCTCCGTCTATAATTTCAAGCACGTTGTTCGATGTCGCATAGTCGTCACTTCCTCCAAATTGTTTGGTTTTATATTTCATACTGAGTGGCGGTAAAATCTGCGACAAGATTTGAAAATTCGTGATTTTCTTCTTTGGATCGCTAAATAGCGCAGGGTTTACATTCTTGTATCCCATCAACAAATTCATCGCCATGCGTGCATCGAATCCCGGAAGTCCGCCGCGCGTAAACTGATACACGCCAAGCAGTGAGTCCTGAAAAATGCCGATGATTGAATTATTTTTTGCAGGACTAATAATCTGGTAAGGAACGGCAGCAAGTCCTTTGAGTTCGGCTTCTGCTTCGTCATCTTGCGGCATGTGCAAGTTCATTTCATCACCATCAAAATCGGCATTGTAAGGTTTTGTGTCGCCGATATTCATGCGAAATGTGTCGCCTTGCTGCATTACCCGGACAATATGACACATCATACTCATTCTGTGAAGCGTGGGTTGACGGTTAAACAAAATGCCATCACCATCCATCATGTGACGATGCACTACGTCACCATTTTCAAGTACGATCGTGCTTCGGTCCATGTATCTCAGCGAAATGTCACCACCCGTCTTCTTTTCCAGAATATTTGCACCAGGGTAAACATCGGGACCATTTCGAACCAATTGTTGCAGAAAGTCGCGATTTCGATTATTTACAACAACCGGTTTTGTAATATTCATAGCAATTTTTTTAGGTACTCCAAGTTCTCGAATTGATAGGTTGGGATCCGGAGTAATAACCGACCTGGCCGAAAAATCGACACGCTTTCCCATAAGATTGCCTCTAACACGACCCATTTTTCCATTTAGTCGCTCTTTGATTGATTTGAGTGGACGACCGGATCTTTGTGCGACAGGAGCACACGACGGAATATTGTTGTCCACTTGTGTCGCAATATAGTATTGCAACAAACTCTGCCAATCGTCAATAATTGTGGAATTTACTGAGGGTTCATTCATTTTCTCAAGCAGTGTCTTATTTGCCTTGATGATATTCACAATCGTGTGACTAATATCGTCTTCGCTGCGCTGATTTCCGTCCATTTTAATAGATGGGCGAACTGCAGGCGGAGGAACAGCGAGTACTTGACAAATAAACCAATCTGGTCTTGAAAACTTTGGACTAAAACCCATGAAAGCAACATCTTCGTCTGATATTCTTTTAAATATTTTCAAAACAACTTCAGGAGTCATTTTCATGTTTAGTGTTGTTTTCGTATTTTGTTTTTCTTTTAACTCACCTTCATCAGATTCGCCATCCCACTCGGCATATATTGTAGCCAAATTTTCCTTTTTTATTTTTTTAGGTACAAGACAACCACAACCATCCTGTGTATCATCGCCACACCTTTTGACTTTGCTTGCCAGTTGATGAACATAACCCCATCTATCATCTGGTTTCATATCCATACATTCTTTATTTGCTTCTTTACTAATCAATAATTTACTGCATTTAATGCATACACATTTCAAAAGTTTCATAATGGTAGGAAGATATTGATAGTAAAATACAGGTTTTGCTAATTCAATATGTCCAAAGTAACCAGGAGTTTTAATATAATCCAGACCATCTGTCGGACATTTGAGACCAGGTTCAAGCACACCTAAACGCGGATCAAACATGCCACCGATCACCGGAATATTATTAGAATATGTGTCTCTGCTCGTAATTTCTGCCACTGAACATTTTCTTATTTCTTCCGGTGATAGAACGCTAAATTGAATACCAACAATCTTTGATACCGTTTTCTTTGTCCAATTCGGTTGTGTCATTGATTGAAACAGCTAACTATTATTATTATATTTATATATCTATATTGTTTTATTTCAATTTTATAAAAAATAATAATTTATAAAATACAAATACCATATATGTAAAAATAATAATATTATTATTATTATTAATTATTTATAAAATTTAATCAAATCCGATAATGGTCATTCGTAACGTCGTAACAAGCTGATTTGGATGATCGAATTTTAAAGAACTTGCTTTCTCAAAATCTCTTGCCACTTTTTTTTCTGTTTCTACTATTTCTTGTAAAAGATTATTCCTTTTATAGCACGACAATATCAACTTGATAAATTCATGTTGTGTCGCTTTCACTTTAAACATATATAGGCCAGGTCCATTGTTTTTTATACACCACAAAAAAAAATCATTATGGTTATGTAATAGTATAGACGTTAAAATATAATATGCAAATACATGAGTATTCTCTCTATAAAACGTCTGTATCATTTTTTTAGACTCATCAGACTCGCCAATTAAAACTTGATAGTTAATTCCCATAAAATCTAAAATCTTTATGCACTGATAGAGAGAAAATATACTCTCCAAATGTAAATAAAATTCAAAATTCTTCTTAAACTGTTTCGCATTTCGAGATTCTAAAGATGGTGGACTTTTAAAATATGTTTGAAATGCAACGTTCATAATCCGAGCCCATATTTCAGAGTATGTTTCTGATAGTCGAATGTCAATGTCTGAAGAAAGTGAAAATATTTTTTTTAAATATGTCATGTTGCTGTTACTACTAATTTCATCATTAAAATCATTTCCAAAAGCATGTATCGTTTCATGCAACAATACTTTGAACCATTCTTCTTCTCGATAAATCACAATTTCATTCTTTTTCTCGCAGCGATATGTATACCCTGTATTTGCATTGATGGGACCAATGACTTTGTTTTTATTTTCAGGTAGCTGTTTTTTAAACGGAGTCAAATATATGTAAATAGTAAGAGACTCTACACAAGTGGAATGTAAAGAAACCATATATAACCACATAAATACGCGATGCGCATACGTTTTATAATAAAGCACAGAGTCTTCACCACAACTAACATGTTTTTTAAATAAAATAAAATATAAATGAATTTTTCGTTGATTAATTTTACATTCAAATGTCAATGTTTTTTTTGAATTATTTTTTATATATTCTCTCATTTCTCTCGAAATAAATTTTTCAGAAAGTGTTTCTGCATGAGGAACCTGTGCATCCACATCGATTGCGCTTTCTTGAAATTTTAAACATTCTATATTTTGTTTATTCGCAAAATTTAATTTTTCATATAATATACTTACCAAATCGGAAACCGTCGGATCTAGTTGTTCATATTTTTTTTTTATGGATGGTTTCTTATCGCCTTCATCTTCACGTTTATTGATAGAATAATCGCCTGTAAGTGATGCAACACTCGAAATATCAGGACTTGTCAACACATTTGGCGCAACATCGGTTAGAAACGATTGTAAGGTTTTTTGCACAATTTTAGAATCCAAATTCATTTGTTTATTATTTAGAAATAGAAAAATAGAGAGAAAATAATAAGTGATAAATTTTAATTTTCTAATATAATTAAATATATATTATAATTATATTAATTTAATATTATTATTTTATTGAAACGTTATAACAAATGAAAATAAATTATTTTGCAATTCTTCTTATTTTACTCATGTTGTTATTCGCAATAAAAATATATAAAGACTCTGATTCTTTCAATTTGCGGTGCATTATTTCAAAAGTAGATGGAAACACGTATTGTGTAAGAGAACGGAGTAAAGTTGAGTTGGCGGCAGATTTATTGGCAGAGGCAACAAAAAAAATGAAACGCTTAGTCAAATATATGGAATCAACTCATACATCTAACCCAGCAGTAAAACGCCTCGTTGAAAATTTTAATCCAAATAAAATAACTGAAACACTGCCTACAAGCGAACACACGGCATACAGCGAGAATAAGGGTGAAAAAATGGCATTTTGTTTGAATGAAGATAAAGAAGGAACACGTTTAATCGATTTAAGTACACTTACATTTGTCGCCATTCATGAACTCGCGCATTTAATGACAGAAAGCATCGGGCACAAGGAAGAATTCTGGGATAACTTTAAATTCTTACTTGAATCTGCAAAAAAATCAGGAATTTATGAACCGGTTGATTACGCGAAATCTCCAGTGCAATATTGCGGAACACGCATTGACGAGAATCCGTTTTATAAATAAAAGATTTTAAGATATTAGAAGTATTATCAAAAAAATAAAAATCATTTTTTTAAAAAGTAAAAAATCATTTTTTAGGGATATTTCATATTTTAAATTTTAAATTTATTAAAAAGTATAATAAATAAAAATTGAATTAAACTTATCTCATTATATTATATCAACAAGACAACCATGAGCGTAGTGGCAAAGGCGAGTGGAACTTATAATTTTGCGTCTTATTTAGCGTCTCTTTACGTAAAACAGGGTGAAAAATGCACACACACACGACTGAAAGATGTGGAGTTGGGAATCAAAGGCGGAGCATACTTAATACCTGACTCTGAGTTAGATGACTTTTATAAAAAATACTATAAACATGTATTTATAGATGGAAAACAAGAATACTTAACAGAAATTCAACATGAAGACGGTGGGCCGATTCTTGTTGACTTTGACTTCAAATATGATAAAAGTGTCGAAGATCGCAAACATTCAAAAGATCATGTGGTTGACATGGTGCTATTATATATGAACACAATAAAAAAAATACTAGATTTTAATACTAGCGGTACTACTGAAATACCAGTATTTATTTTTGAAAAACAGACTGTGAACTGTAGAAGCGACATGACAAAGGATGGAATTCATATGATTATTGGAATTCATATGGAAAGAAAGCAACAAATGTTTCTTCGGGCAAAAATTTTACCAGAGCTTCCAACCATATGGACCGACCTTCCCGTTACAAATTCATGGGAAGATGTAATTGATAATTCAATTACAAGTGGAAAAACAGGATGGCAACTTTACAATTCACGAAAACCTGGATGTAAAGCGTATTTGTTGAAGTATAACTTTATCCTTAAACTTGGTGTTAGCAGTGAATGGGAATTTTCCGAGAAAAAAGTTACTGACTTTAAATTTGATCGTGATTTTAAACTTCTTACTGCTCGTTATCGCGGGCATGCGACGTTTCCGTTAATCGAATCGTGTAAAATTGAAATAGAACAAATGTTTAAGGTAAAAAAAAATAATACTTCTTGTGGAGTCGCTTTGTCAAGCGTATCTTCATCCTTACCGTCTCGTGTCAATATAACAATGGTTTCATCATTAAATCCGACTGTTGACTACTGCTCGATACTAAATAAAGAACAGCTTGAACATGCTGTTGGCTTAATTATGAATTCGACTGAGCCGCGTGAATATGAAATTGTTGAAACGCATAAATTTACCATGTCACTTTCAAGAAATTTTTATGAACCGTATGACAAATGGGTTCAAGTAGGATGGGCCTTAAAAAATACAAGTGAAAAGTTGTTTCTAACATGGATGCTTTTCAGCGCACAAAGTGAAAAGTTTGAATATTATAAAATCCCTGAGTATTTTAAACAGTGGCAAAAATTCAGGGTGGGAAAAAGTGAACTCTCAAGACGCTCTATCATGTTTTGGTCAAAACAAGACACTCCTAATGAGTATAAGAAAATTCGTGAAGAAACAGTTGACTATTACATTGATCAGACGCTTATTACACATGTTGGAAAAACAAAGATTAATGAAGCGTCTGATGTCGATCTTGCAAACGTATTGTATCACTTATTCAAGGGACGTTTTGTTTGCGTGAGCATCAAGCACAATGCCTGGTTTGAATTCAAAGACCATCGATGGTCCGAATGCGACTCTGGGACTACGCTTCGAATGCTTATTTCAACCGAAATGCTTAGTATCTATTCTGAGCGAAGCATGAAACTATTGGACAGTTTAAATGAACATGACAGCACTTCCGAGCAGTTTAAAAGCATTCAAGATCGCTCGAAACGTATGACTGAGATTTGTAACCAGTTAAAAACTACATCTGTGAAAAACAATATACTGCGTGAAGCTCGTGAAATGTTTTATGACAAGGATTTTATCGAAAACTTAGATTCCAAGTCACATCTTATGGGATTCAATAATGGTGTAATTGATTTTAGTGAAAAAATCTTTCGACCTGGACAGCCGTTTGACTACATTTCAAAATGTACTGAGATTGACTTTTTGGAATCCTATAGTACTGGATGTTCTGAATATGCAGGTATTGAAAAGGAACTTATTAGCTTCATGTCACAGTTATTTCCTTCGCCAGAACTGCGTGAATACATGTGGGAACACTTGGCGTCTTGTCTCATTGGCGTAAATCGCGATCAAACATTTAATATTTACAACGGTTGTGGAAGCAACGGAAAATCAAAACTAGTAGAGCTCATGTCACACTGTTTCGGAAAGTATAAAGGCACCGTTCCGATTACACTTATTACTGAAAAGCGTAATAAAATAGGTGGTACTGCTTCAGAAATTGTACAATTGAAAGGTGTGAGGTATGCAGTTATGAATGAGCCGTCGAAAGGAGACAGAATCAATGAAGGTCCTTTGAAAGAAATTACCGGTGGAGATCCGGTTCAAGGTCGTGCATTATATCAAGAAATGATAACATTCGTTCCTCAATTTAAATTAGTAGTTTGCACAAATGTGATGTTTGATGTAAAAAGTAATGATGACGGTACATGGAGACGCATTTGCAAAGTGGACTTTGAATCAAAATTTTGTGAAGATCCTAAAAGCGATGACCCCGATATGCCATACCAGTTCAAGATTGACAAGCACTTGGATGAAAAGCTAGAAGGATGGGCACCTGTATTCATGGCAATGTTGGTATTAAAAGCATACCAAACGGGCGGAACTGTGAAAATATGCGAAAAGGTTCAACTCAGCAGCAACAAGTATAGAAATAGCCAAGACTACTTGTCAGAGTTTATTCGTGATAAAATTAAGACTGTTCCCGGCATGAATGACAAGACCGGAAAGCCATTCGCTGTAAAACGGGATGAACTCAACCAAGAATTCAAAGAATGGTACATAAGCAATTATGATAAGAATGTTCCACGATTTCAAGAGTTGCATGACTTCATGGATAAAAAGTTTAAAAAGGTTGCAAAAGGTGGTTGGAATGGGTGTAAAATTATTTATCCTAATGATGACGAAGATGCAGAATTTGATGAACTTATTGGTGATGAATAAAAAAAACTACACCATCATCGCACCGAAAATAAAAATGGTACCAACATTTATAAAAAATAATTATTAATAAGCACAGCACAAGTCAAAAAAAATAAAAATAAATATTTTTTATTTTTATTTTTTATTTTTTACTTCTTTTCCATTTTTACTTCTTTTCCATTTTTTACTTGACAAAACACAACAACACCGCAAACCGCAAACAATCATTCATATCCATTTTCAAGTCGCTTCTGCAAGCGATGCCATTCAAGTTTTCCCTCATCATCAATTTTCACCCTCCTGTATTCCTCATACTGCTCCGGTGAGTCGTAAAAGTACAACTTGGGTTCAAATGTAGTGGTATTCGCCACCTTCCACAAGAAACTTTCACCAAATGAACCAACGGTCCACGGGTACTTGACTCCTGTAATCGCATTCACAATCGGTGCACCAAATACGTTGGAAGAATACGGACCACGAAATTTCTTTTTCTCGTGAGACTGGCTCTGATTGTCTCCACTATTCTTGTTGATATTCTTTCCGTACATTTCAATCGACTGATAACTGATTTCACTTCACTGCATATAAATATATTACAAAATAAAAATTCAATTTATGTTTTTCATATAGTTACAATTACAAAAATTATAACAATGATTTTTTTACTTTATTACTTTTTTTTAGAACCCAAATCATTGAATGATTCAAAAAGTGACTTAAAAATCGAAATACATTCTGACACAACCTTTGAAACATATTCTTGCACTTTCGATAATTCCGTTTCCTCTTTAAATGCAAGAAGAATGAAACTATCAACAGCGTGTGGATGTGGCTTTTTAAATCCACAAAATGATACAATCCCATCAGGTTTATCATAGTAATTTGAAAATAATAAAAACTCAATTACTTTTCCAAGCGTATAATCTTCTCCAAATAAGTGGATGCAAAATGCATTCTTCATGGTTGTCATTTCATTCGCCATCTCAATCACTGAAACAGTATTACCGCTATTACCGCTAACGCTGTGTTCCATATTGCTTAATAATTTTTCACATTTTTTAATCATAATGTCGCATGACTTGGTAACTAATTGAACATTGCTATAAACACCAACCGTCTCAATGACAAAATCAAAACTATTAGGAATAAATATACGCTGTGCTTCAAGCAATCTCCAGTTCTTATTTGCAGAAGCCAGTTGTTCATTAATAGTTCCAGATGCATGGGATTCTGATTCAAATCCTTCACGCAAATCCTTTTCTTTCACCTTCCATTTTTTTTCAATTTCTTTTTCATCTGGTGTGCAGCTATAAGAACACGTGTGCGCCACATTATACATACCATCACTTGTAGCATTTGATATTTCTATCGTGCAAGTAAATGCAAGTGCTTCGCCACACGGCACATTTGAAGACAACTTTGGTAATAACCTTGCAAATTCAATATATTCACCAGAAATAGAATCAGGAGGAAATATTTTTCGAACTGTTGATTCTGGCAGATATTCATATATAACATCATCATCATCATGAGAACCACCTGATTTTTCAAGATTTTTCGCACGTTTCACTTTGAAATCTTCAGTAGTAACATACCGTATGGTATCTGACTCATTTTTCACATCAACTTCCACAACGTATTTTTTATAGTCATTCTCAAATCCTTCAATTGTATGAACATAATGGATTGGAATGCATCCTAACCGCTGTTTTAAAAGTTCATTATGAAAGCGTGTTGTATTCACAGTAAAGTTTGCCCTATTTTCTGAATGTGGAAAGGTTTTGAATACATATGTGTTTACATCAGACAGTATGGTCCTTCGAACTGCATTCGCAATTGACACATTGCAGTTTTCTAATGTAAATATCAGTTGTTCCTCTTTATTGTTATTGAATCCTGAAATAACTGGTTTCAAATTCATTTTTCTTAAAAAGCTAACTTTATTAATTATTTTTATATTGTAAATGTTATTAAATCAATTTTTATTTTAATATTATTTGATAATAATAAATTAATATAAATAAACTAAATATATAAATAAAATATTTACGATAAAAACTATGTATAAAAAATAACTTAAATGATTAAGTTAAATAGTGGTAGTATAAAGTTATGAGTAGCATAATTTATTATAGTAATTTTTGTGAAAAATCAAAAAGACTTTTACAAGTGCTTGCAAAAAGTGCATGTAGTAAAGACATACATTTTTTATGCATTGATAAACGAGAGAAGTCACAAGATGGTGTCACGCATTTAATTCTAGAAAATGGAGACAAAATACTGCTTCCTCCACAAGTCAACCGAGTTCCTGCATTACTTTTACTAAATCGTGGAAATCAAATTTTGTATGGAGACCAAATTTTACAATATCTAACACCAGTAGAAAATGAAATAAAACAAATTGCAACAAACAATAATGGTGAACCAGCTCCATTTTCACTAACAAATGATTTTATGGGACATGGTGTTACATCAGACACATATAGTTTTTTGGATCAAACCCCCGACGAATTGTTAGCAAAAGGAAATGGCGGAATGCGTCAATTATATAATTATTCAACAATTGATTATTCCAACACTGATAGAATAGAAACACCACCTGATAACTATGTGCCCGATAAAGTTGGTCAAGTATCATTGGAACAACTTCAAAAAAATAGAAAAATATAATTTTAGTAAAATTATTTTATTTCATTTTATTTTTTAATAAATATCAAATATATTTTTATTAAAAAATTGAAAATTATGAAATATTATATAAATACATTAGTATATATTAAATACTGGCTCTTTTGATGAGTGAAAGCGAAGTTGATATTGAATTTAAAAGCGATGACGACGATGATGTTCCATCCATTACTAGTTCAAAAGATGAAACAAGTGAAAAATCTGAAAGCATTATATATTCTAGTGACGATGACGATGATGATGATGATATAGAAATAGAAGAGCAACAAAAGTCAAATTCAAATGATAGTCTTGAAATAAAAGAATATGACAATGATGATGACAATGATGATGACAATGATGATGACGATGATGATGACGATGATGATGATGATGACTACATTCTTCAAAAATTTGACGGTGAAACAAAAAAAAAATACATTGCAACTCATCATCCAGAGTGTTCATCCTTTAACTATGAAGAAACAGAAACACTGTCTCGTGTTGTTCGAGACGAAGAAGGTAGAATCGTAGACCCTTATCATAAAACATTACCTATTTTAACTAAATATGAGAAAACACGCGTACTGGGTATACGAACCAAACAACTAAATGAAGGTGCAAAACCATACATTGATGTGAATCCTACAATTATTGATGGATATATTATTGCCCAGCTGGAACTGGAACACAAACGATTGCCTTTTATTATTCGAAGACCGATACCAAATGGTGGATCAGAGTTATGGAAACTACAAGACCTTGAAATTATTTGTTAAATGAAACATAAACAATATATAAAGTATTAATTAATATTTTTTTAATAATATAATGTAACTTAGAAAGATTCCAAAAAAGTTCTTTGCAAATAAATCTAATATATTATATAGACTATTTTTTAAATAATAAGGTAAAAGAGCAACAATGCCATAAAGAGACCAAAAAATAAAAAAATACCAGAAAATTTTAAATCCACTTGATGATTCAACTGCATATTTTTGATAAATAATATAATAATAAAGTAAAAATGGAACAAATCCAAGTAGAACTCCTGTTAGCGTAGACAAAATATTCATTTCTCCCAAATACCCAAAAAATAACATTGCCCAATTTAAAATAAAAATATTTGAAATTACTTTTCCATTTTCAATTATCAAATCAAAAAATTTAAGGTTTGTCGTATCTTGATTTTTCTCTCTCTTTTCTAAAAATATTAAATAAAACATTAGCGTTATCAACATAGTTGGTGTTGTAATCGCCCAATCAATATAACGTTTAGGAGTGACATTTACTAAACTTGTAAAATTAAACAATAACCAAGCATAAAATAAACCTTCGATAATCTGAACAGTAATTTCCAAAAGTAACAATTGTCTTATAATATTGAACTCTGAAGAAACAGGTGCAAATATTACAGTTGAAACTTCAATAATGCCTGTTATTATTTGAACAATAACTGAAACTATTAAAGTCGAATAAAAAAATGACTTTGTATTCATATTTTTAGTTTTATAAAATAATATTATTTTATAAAATAATAAAAAATTATTTTTTTAAATAATAAATTTATATACAACAACAATGATTCTCATATAAAAATAGTTAACATTTCCACCTCTTACCACATTCAAGACATGTGACAAATGTCGTCATCGGTTCATCTGCTGAACGCGTTTGTTGCTGTGTGTACGTGCACTTATTTGACTTGCATGCACGACATGTGAATAAATCTGTTGACGCTTCAACTTTAAGCTCAAACTTATTTTTATCACGATTCTTCTTATCTTCAATTATTTTTTTCCACATTATCGGATTCATATCTTGATGCGTCATAAATGCAAGTTCATGTGCTTTTATTTTTTTTGATGTAATCATGTTCATTACTTCTACATTATTAAGGTTGATAAATATACACTTCAACCAGTCAATATATAGCTGAACAAAATAAGGATTGTCCCACTTTTTTACAATATTCATTTCATCTGCTTTTTGCAATGTTCGGTTATAAATACCCTTCTCAAGATTCACTCCAATATTTCCCGAAATATCGTCTTTTATTTTTTCTGAAAACTTTCTACGAATATTTTGGCGAAATGAATCTGCATTCTGAATAATCATTTAATTATATGCGCGCGTTTAGCGTTCCTTTTTATATTTTATTGTATTATCTTTTAAAATCAATTTTTATGAATATTTATTAACTGTTTTCAATATTCATAAAATATACACTCATTTCATTATTTTGTTTTGTTCCACTATATACATTTATTTTAAAAAATAAATCTGAATTTCGTATTGCTTAATTTTTAAGAATCGTTTGCATCACTCGTTTCAGACTCTGATTCAGAATAGTCATATTCTTCTGACGCCAACTCCGAAGAATCATCATTATCACCATCATCTTCATCATCATCATCTGTGGTTGTAGTTTCACACTGTTCGCGACACTCATCATCATCATCACTATCGACATTTTCTCCATCATCTTCACACTCATCGTCATCTGAATCAACACCATCTTCCAATACGTCTTCAACAATAAATCCATCCTTTAAATACCCATCTTTTGTTTTCATACTCGAAGGAACATTGTCTAGTTCATCTTCTTCTTCATCATCTTCGTCTTCATTGTCAGCAAGTGTTTCAAACCCACCAAATAAATGTTCATATATTTTATTCCATTTCTCAATGGTAAGATCAACAATGTTCATACTTGAGTCTCTCGCTAAAAGTGCACAGTTCCCAAAAAATAATTCACTATCTACAGGTGGAGGAAAATCATATTTATTTTCTTGATTGGCCTGACCATCATTTCGCGCCCACAACTCTACTGTAAGCATGCTTTCACTATTTTTAGAATACGTCCACTCTGTAACCTTTCCAAATCCTTCTGCTTTTTTAAAATAACACTTTTTGTATAATTCATCTGTTTTATTACTCTTATAATCCTGAGCTCTTAAGTCACCATTTTTTTCAACAATAATAACCAACGGCATTATTTATATATAGTGCAACCTTCAATGTCTCTAACTTCTACATGTATTTTAATGATTGGGTTTAAATCATTTATCATTAATATTATTTGCATTCCATCAAAAATTAAAATTAATTAAATAAAAAAATAAAAAATAAAACTAATTAATTAAATAAATAATAATTCTACGTTTTTATCATATTAAACTTATATTTTTATATTTTACTAAAGGGATACCATTCATTTTCTAAAATATATTTAGTATTTAGTAAAATAATATAAAATGTGGTACTGGGTTATTAAAGTTTCTACATTATCTTTTATATTCATTTTTCTTCTTCATTACCTTTATTCTTTTTTTGTGTCAACGTTAACCGTTCCCAAAGTAAAAGACTTGGTAACACTTCCACAAGAAAAATATAACGAAATGTTTCATTCATTACAAAAACAACAACAACAGTTAATGCAGCGAAACACCACAAATGATAACAGTACTTTAACCTCAAACAAGTCTATGAAAGAAGATCTTATTCATTTTCTTAAAGATCTTGGTTCTAATTCTAATTCTAGTTTGACTTCAAATTCTAATAATTTTAATAACTTAAATGCATTTGATTCATATGGTTCAAATATATCATCTTTTTCATTTAGTAAATAAAAATATTTACAATTACAATATAAAAAGATAAACCATGTACTATTTAGTTTATATAAAAAATTTACTTGATATTTATCAGTTGGTAAAAACATTCCACAAATGAATTTAAATGCAACTAACACTCATGATAAAAATAATAACAGTAAACATGTAAAGTTACTACAACAGTTTCCAAAAATTAAATTTTCTTATGAGTTAAAATCTTATAAGAAAGTTTCAAACTCTAATAATATCAACACCAACAGTGATGATAATATTTACTTTATAATACCAAAAGGTAAAAAATATTTTGTATGGTTCAAAAATGGTGAATGTTTATTTTTAGAGCTTGATAATGATAAACAAGTTATAAACGTTATGTGTAAAAAAACATCGCGCGTATTTCCAAATGACACTCTTTTATATGGAACATACTTTTATTATCGTACGTCTGCAAACAATATGCCAAATATTCAATATTATTTTACAATTGAAAATATTCATTATTACAATAAAATAAATCTCGATGCAACACATACCGTTTTTGAAAAATGTAAAATACTTCACCTTGCAT